ACGATATACACTACATTGCCGATTATCCCCACAGTACAGAACGAAATATCTGTTACCACCGACATCAACAAGTTTACAGAATCAGACTTCATGAATCTGTACCCAAATAGGTTTATCCGTACAAGAAAAGCTATCATGTATGAACCATGTGGGGATTTATCCTTTGATTCGGATTTAGGTGTGATACTGCCGATTTCTGGGTATACAGAAGATCAAGTGCGGAAGAACATCATAGAATATCCGCACTTTTACAAGCTCATTCGATTTATGAATGATAAGGCTAATAGCTTCTATGGTCAGATAGAAATTGACGGAGAATTATTTGATACCATGTCAGTCTGGGATGAACTTCCTGATAGTAAATTTATCCCCAGATCCTCTGAATTTATCAAGGAGTATGTAGTTCGCAGATGGTTGCTTGAACGTGATTCTGGTATTGAGCACAAGTATCCGATGTACGGTACTCTTGAGAAGTTTCTTACTTTATTCACAACACCGGAACAGTATGCTTCGTGGGGGTATGATCCTGTTGAACTTGGAAAATCGTTGATATCTGCGAGGGTATCTTTTCTAAGGTCCCGAAATCCAATCATACGGCGGTGCATAGGACATGGATAATTGTATTTTCGCTCCATTCTGCACATTACCAATATGCGATAAGGCTTGTCCGTCACTGGTAGAGACCTCATATCTGTTTGAGCGGAATGGCTGTTCATTGAAGGGGAATGTCCCCGGTAGTTCCGCTAAAGACATTCTCAAAGTTCAACGTATTCTTCATGCAGATAATAAGCTAAAGGTTACTATAGCGGATGATACTTCAACACTTGCTAATCTTCTTACATACTGTGGTATATGTGAAAATTGGCAAGGTAATAGATTACACTGTAATGTCTATCACTTGAAGTATTCGGCATATCTAGATAGTGTTCAACGGAGTTGGGGATTGAAAGATATACCAGAATCACTTGAGTATACTCAGATATGGATCAATACTGCGAAAATCTTGATTATATCTAATCTGGATTTCGTAAAATTTCAGGATTTTCAGTCTCAGACTTTACTGAATATCATACATGACAGAATGTCCAACGGTCTGACTACGATTGTGGTTTCACCTAAACTATCAACACTTGTTGGATCCGGAGTGTTCTTTAACCGGATAAAAACTAGGTTTGAAGAGGCGGTGATCTCAGTATGAGTGTAACATCAATCGAATTACAAGTTATATCAAAAATCCTTACATCGGACAATGCTGCTGAAGTAGAGACTTTATGTGAATTTGACGGATCCTATTATTCTATATTTAGACCGCATATTGAGTTCATACTTCATCACAAGGATCAGTATGGTAATGTACCTGATCCATTCACTTTTCAGACAGAATTTCAAGATGTAACTCTTGTAAATGTCAGAGAGTCACTAGCATATCTTACCGAAGAGATTAGACGAAATAAACGTCATATAATGCTCATTGATACTTTCAATAAGCTCAAAGACTTAGGTGCTGGTGATGTAGATGATGCTTGGGCTTATCTTGAGAAGCAATGTGAGAAGGTCGGTGCATTATCATCTACTCAGCCTTTGGATCTTATCAAGGATGCTAAGAAGCGTAGTAGACAGGTAATTGAGTATAGTCAGCAAGCGAGAATACCTACTGGTTTTTCTGAAATAGATAAAGTCATGTATGGTGGCCTTTCGACTGTTGAAGAATTGTTATTGTTGATAGCCCGTACTAACTCTGGAAAAAGCTGGATTGGTGTACGCATGATGGAAACTGCTCAAAAGAATGGGTTTCCAGTGTTGTACTATTCGCCCGAAATGCAGGCCAGCTTCTTAGGTACACGTTTTGATACCTGGAGAGGTAACTTTGAAAACAGCAAGCTCCACCAAGGTAATTATACTGAAGCATACTATGAATATCTGAAAGATCTGGAAGAACAAGAAACTAGTGCTTTTGTCCTTGAGGATAAAGATGCCCCTGATGAAGTTGTAAATGTACCAGTTCTGAAACGTTTTGTTCGGAAAAATAAAATAAAGCTGGTTGTCATAGATGGTTTATCTTATATGGAAGATAGTGACGGTAAACGTGGTGATACGGATTACGTCAAGTACAAGAATCTCTGTACCGCACTGTTCAAAATGAGTAAAGATTGCGGCTGTGCAGTAGTTGTTATTATGCAGGCAAATAGAGCTACTAAAGACAACAAAGATGATAAAGGTGAAGTATTCCCCAATATCTATAACGTTGAAGGCTCAGATCATCCGGCAAGAATTGCAACCCAGGTATTCGCAGTACGTCAGATATTTGACAAGCACGTTCTGGATATTCGTCTGGAAAAGTCACGAAATGCGAATAACCAGAAGCCTGAGTTTTCATACGCATGGGATATCAATACAGGAAATCTGCAATATCTTCCGAATGGTGATGATTCGGTAGGTTCTTCTGTGACACCGGTAATTTCTCCTGATATAGATATTCCTACCGTTGATGTGCCGACTGTAGATGACACAGATCTTAATGCTGATGATGATATTGAATTCTGATAGGTGGTGATGTAATGGCTCTGGATATGCCGATCATTCTTGATAAACTGGAAGCATTCGGCTTATTGAGACAGAGTAAGCAAGTAGGTAACTATATGCAAATCTACTGCCCGTTTCACAATGACGGTAATGAAAAGAAGCCCTCATGTGGTGTACTTCTTACAGATGAAATGCGTGGTGGAAGATTATATCCGGCTGGATTTACGCACTGCTTCTCATGTGGATTTGCAAAGCCTATAGAACAGACAGTCAATGAACTTCTGAAAATTCATCATATCGAAAAAAGTGCTGTTGAATGGCTGACCGAGAATATACCAGGGTATGAGTATGAAGCTGGTGAAGCCGATATGCTCCTACCCTCTGGTATGTTTGAAGGGTTGATCAATCGCTATGCCGTAGATTATATTTCAAGTTTCAAATCTGCTCAGATACCTTATGTGACTGAGGAAGAGCTTGCCAAGTATAGATTTACGGTACCGTATATGTATGAACGAAAGCTGACTGATGAACTGATCATAAAGTTTGATATAGGATATGATGCAAACTGGATACCTCCGGGTCGAAAAAAGCCAGTTCCGTGTATAACATTTCCAGTTAGGGATAGATCTGGAAAGACACTATTCTTCTGTAGAAGATCTATACAAGGAAAATTGTTTAACTACCCTCAAGGTGTAACTAAGCCTGTGTACGGTTTATATGAATTGCCAAAGGATATTAAGTCTGTAGTCATATGCGAAAGTTGTTTCAATGCTTTGACATCATGGAGATATGGTAGACCCGCAGTTGCTTTGCTTGGTACTGGTAATTCATATCAGATACAGCAGCTTAAAGAGCTTGGTGTCAAGGAATTCATCTTAGGTTTTGATCCAGATGAGGCCGGACAGAAAGCTACAGTAAAGCTCAAAAAGGCACTACACAACGTAGCTATTGTATGGCAGTTTACTGGTATTCCCTTGGGGAAAGACATCAATGATCTTACCGAAGAAGAGTTTAATGCTCTAGACTTGGAATAGTAAAATATTTAGATTAGGGCAATCGTTATTATAGGTGGATAGCGCCGATCCCTTGCGCTGTTTATATATCATATCAAAATAAGGAGTTGATTTTATGGGATTTAGAACCGCAGAGGAAGTAAGAGAAGAGAAGTATGAAGGTAAATTTGTCCTTCAGAATGATAAGGACTATGCTGATGTAATACTGCTTTATCGCAGCACAAAGGACGTGCTGGTTGCGGATGTACATTACATCAAGAGTAATGCGTACAACGGATATGCTCATTGCCTTGGCGCTGGCTGCCCTGCCTGTGCAAGAGGTATCAGAACTCAGACAAAGCTGTTTGTACCGATGTATGTTCAGAACATCGGAGGTAAGCCGGTCAATCAATTATTGTTCTGGGACAGAACAATGAAGTTTGAACCGCAGCTCAATGCTCAGGTATTCAATTCGATCGCTAATCCTTCGGAGTATGTTTACCGTATCACAAGGAACGGTGCTTATCATGACATCAATACTACTTACAGTTTTACGCTGGTAGGAAGCAATCATATGAGCTATGATGAGATCCTTGCTAGTGTAAACACTAAGATGCCTGATGCCTATGAAATGATCTGTAAGTCAGCTGATGCCACTGTAATGAACAGCTGGCTCAATTCTGCAAGTGCTGAAAACCTGTCTACACTTCCTGACTACACACCTGCACCAAGGGTGACAGTGGACACTACTGGGGGTCCGGATCTCAACGGTGTAGACGTTCTTGTGTCGGCTGATGATGCTCTGGAAGAAATCGAAGAAGCACCCGATTTCGACTAATTTTCGGTTTAGCCTGCTGTATACAAGTACGGCAGGCTATTCTAATCTACGGTAAGGAGTGATGTTCATATGGGGCTATTCAGCAAAGTCCAAATGGCTCAGATAATGGCCTCTGCTGAAAAGAGCAAGCAGCTAGAAGAGCCACCACCCAAAACCAAGGTCAATGCTAAGAATCTGTCTGCTAAGATCAATGAGATTTCTGCAAAGGTAGTTGAACACTTCAAAGATTCAAAGGCAGAACTGATAACTGCACCGGATGCATTACATGATTATATATCTAAGATGCTAAAAGCCGGTATCGGTGCAATTGATACCGAGACTACTGGACTGGATAAAATAAAGGATACCATTGTTGGCGTTTCTTTATACTATCCTGGTGGTGTAGAAGTATATATCCCGATAAAGCATATCGTACCTTTATTTGATGAACCTTACAAGGATCAGCTTACCTACGAACAAGTAGCTGTTGAATTGCAGAGATTAGCGGATAGCAATATCAAGCTGATATTCGCAAATGCAGACTTCGACTTAGCTATGATATTCAAAGATCTAAAGGTAGATCTGTTACCGGTATTCTGGTATGACGTTATTATCGCATGGCGCTGTATCAAAGAAGATGAAAAGGATAATTCTCTTAAAGGTCTTTATACTAAGTATCCGCTTAAAGGTCAGATGGATAGAATGAAGTTCAGCGATTTCTTCACCGCAGATCTGTTCCCATACTGTAACCCACAAGTCGCTAAATTGTATGCGGCAGCTGATGCCAAGTATACCTATGAATTGTGTATGTGGCAGCTACCATATCTCAAAAAAGATAATCCTAAGTGTCAGAAGCATCATTTTGAAGCAATAGCAGATCTTGTATGGGGAGTTGAATTTCCTCTGACAAAGATATGTCAGCTGATGCACAGACGAGGGATATATCTTGAAAAATCAGTAGCCGCTATGCTTCGTACAAAGTATCATGGTCTCCTTGATGCTGAGTATAAAAAGATGTATTCGCTGTTAGATGCCGTTCTGAATGATCCAAAGTATTTTTCAACAAGTAAAAGACCATTCAAAACCGCAAAAGATTTCAACCCTAACAGCACACCTCATGTAAAATGGCTTTGTTATGACTGGTTGAGACTTGGTAATGGTAAGACCAATAGCACAGACAAGTCTGTTCTCAGTACATATAATCACCCTTTGATTGCACAGATACTGAAATGCAGAAGTCTTGTAACATTGATTGGTACTTTTGTCGATAAGTTACCTGACGGTACTACTGATGATAGTAGAATACATTGTACCTTCAAGCAGCTAGGGGCAAGAACCGGTCGTCTTAGTTCTTCGGATCCAAATATGCAGAATATCCCATCCAAATCGAACGATATTCGTCATATGTTTAGAGCCACGCCTGGATATATTATGCTGTCATCAGATTACAGTCAGCAGGAACCAAAATTAACCGCATTCATATCTCAAGATCCTGATATGATAAAGGCATTCCAGGAAAATAAGGATATATATTCTTTTATAGCAAGTATTGCCTTTAATAAGACTTATGAAGAATGTAAGGAGTTTACACCGACAGGTGAATATAACCCTGATGGAAAAGCCAGACGAACTTCAGCAAAATCAATCGTATTGGGCGTGCTTTATGGTAGATCTATTCCTTCAATCGCAGATCAGCTATATAGTCATGAAGATTGGGATGATGAAAAGAAAGTAAAGCAAGCTCAGTTCGTATATGATTCGGTTCTTAATGCTTTCCCCGCATTACGGCGATTTATGATAAGTAGTCAGAAAATGGCACATGATAAGGGTTATGTGGAAACTATACTTGGTCGTAGAAGACATATCCCAGATATGATGCTTCCGGAGTTTGAATTTCAGCCTATGCCTGGATATGTAAATCCAGATATAGATCCTTTGGATCCTTCCACTTTTACTGGGAATGACGGAATACCTAAACGAATACAGGATAAGCTCTATAAAGAGCTTACTTCCTATAAGTATTTCGGTCAGAAAGCGAAGCGCATAAAGGAACTTGCAGAAAATTATCATATTAAGGTTATCAATAACAGTCATAAGATTTCAGAAGCATCTAGGCAATGTGTAAATTCCTGTGTGCAGGGATCAGCGGCTGATCTTACAAAGTTAGCTATGATAGAGGTAGAAAACGACCCTATATGGAATGAACTTGGTGGCAGGGTTATTCTACAAATACATGATGAGCTTGTAGGTGAAGTTCCAATCGAACACTGGAAAGAAGGTGGGGAACGACTTTCACAACTAATGTGCGAAGCTGCAAGTTTTCTCCCATTCACTATTAAGTGTGATGTAACTACTTCATACCGCTGGTATGGACTTGAATATCCTTGTCCATACAAGGAAACCGACAATGTTGATACAGAAGATCCTGATGAGGTTAAGTATATACAGTATCATCTATTTGAAGTAGGATATGATCTTCCAGTATTCAAGAATCCGGACGGTAGCAAGCCAGAAGGTGATGAAGCCCTCGGTGTCAATGGTATTGTGACAGAGGATTATAAATCGCATATTGCTGATTACTGTAATCGTTATAGTATACCGAGAAGTGATTTTCTCTATCATATCAAAACCAAAGTACACACAGGTTTTGCACCAAATCAAAAATAAGGAGTGTTTTTATGGAATTTACACTGAGTACGAAGCCATTGAAGCAGGCAGTATCAATGTCTGTTATCGGTGGTAATATTACAAATGCTAATCCCAGAAGTATGATCATCGAGCTTACAGCTGATAAGACTATGCTGAAGCTGAATACCCAGTCTACCGGCATCAAGGCCGAGGTTAGGCTTCATGGTACAGGGACTGATGAATCAGCTTCTTTCCTTGCTGATATCAATCTTTTTAAGTCACTTATCAACTCAATCAGTGCTGCTCAGGTTACTCTTTGTTTTGAAGAGAATTGTCTGAAAATCAAGGCTGGAAAGACAACTCTTTCTGTAGAACGTGATGATAACTGGGATGGTATGTCACTTGCTGCTCCGGTAGTTCCTTCCGCAGAAGCTATTGAATCAGCTGATAATGTAGATGTGGCCGGTTGGAAGTATGTTAAGGATCACCAGGCTTATGCTCTTTCCAAAGTAACTAAACCATCTCCTGTATATACATATTTCTTCTTCGGCGAAGATTCTGATGTTATTTCCGGAGATTATGTGCATTCGCTGTTTAATACCAGCAAGAATGGTCAGCTGGATAAGAATTGCCTTGTGTCTTCATTCATCGTAAACCTTATGGCTACAATGCCTGCGGACGCTAAGTTCGTGATAGGTGATGTTTACACCGTAGTAGTAAAGGCTGACAGCTATGACTATTACGCACAGCTTGAATTCGTAACGGATGAAGCTACTGTATCTGCGTATCCCCACGAAGTAATCCTCGGACTAATGACCGGTAATGATGCTGATGGTGTAACCCTTGAGATCGGTGAGCTGAACGCTGCATTGAATCAGGCTACCCTACTGACTTCCGCAGTTGAACCTGAAATCGGTGTGGAAGTTAAGACTAACGAACTTCGGATCAAGGATAGTAATGTAGATTCTACTATTGCTGCCGAAGGTGAAGTATCTGAACCTTACAGCCTGACATTCGATCTGACTATTTTTAAGTCAGTAATCAATAAGTCTCCTGATAACAAGATCACCGTATACCCATCAGTTTCTGAGGGTGCGATTGTAGGTATCACAATCGTGGGTGATAGCTTTACAACTGTTCTTGGCAGCAAGGTAGATGATGTAGATGTTTCGTGAGATTGATTTCGCCCATTTAGCAAAATTCAATTCCGATGCAAGCAACAAGCTGATATCCATATACGAAACCGCTACTCAGCAGAGAATTCAGAGTGAATGTGCAAGACCAAGTTCTTGCACATTTGCCCCCTCTTCGATTCGATGTAAGCGCAAATCCTGGTTTCGGTTGAGGGGTACACAGCCGGATTTTCTATCTAATCCAGATCTTGTGCTGGATTTCACGGCAAAAATCGGCACAGCTATTCATGAGCTTGTGCAAGAAACATTATCTACAGCATTAGGTGCTGACTGGGTATCTGTAGAAGACTACTTAAAAGAAAATCCGATCCCCTATGAATATTCTCTATCTAAAAAGGGATACGAAACCTTGGTGAGTATCAAAAATCCACCTATGAAGTTTGCTTGTGATGGAATATTAAAGCTATCTGGAAATCACTATTTGCTTGAAATCAAGAGTTCTGAATATAGTAGCTGGGATTCTCTTGTGGAAACAAAGCAACATCATAAAGATCAGATAAGGACTTACAGCACTATACTGAATATCTCTAAGGTACTCACCCTGTATGTAGATCGGCAATACGGTGGACTGAAGTGTTATGAATCTACCATATCCCTTCCGGAAATGCAACAAGTGAAGTCGGATATGGAATATGTTCAGGATTGTGCTGAAAAGAGCATAGCTCCAGAAAGGCTGCCAGCTACAGATTATATGTGCCGGAACTGTGAGTATCGGCTCAAATGTCAGGAGTGGTGAAATGTCATTAGCTACTAAGTATAGACCTAAAGAATGGGAAGATATGGTCGAACAGAGCCTTACAGTACAGATACTGAAAAGTATCTGTGAAGCTAAGGAAATATCCAATAGGAACTTTTTGCTTACCGGTCCCGCTGGCTGCGGAAAGACGAGTCTATCGAGGATGATGGGTAACAAACTTAATAATGGTGAAGGTGAGATCATTGAATTAGATGCCGCTTCAAACAGTGGAGCTGATTCGATGAGAGACATTGTTGCACAGGCTAAGACTTATCCTCTGGTTGGTAAGTTCAAAATTTTAATTATAGATGAGTGTCACGCGTTGTCCTCCCAGGCATGGGGTGTCCTACTCAAAACCTTGGAAGAAGGTCCAGCAAGAACTTGCTTCTTTTTATGTACCACAAATCCTGAGAAAATTCCCAAGACTATTACTTCTAGGGTTCAGCAGTTTCAGCTTTCAAAGATAAGCCTTTCTGGTATCACATCGAGGATCAAGGCAGTTATCGATATGGAAAATGCAGAAGGTGCTAATATCAAGTATGATGATACCGGCGTTGGATTCTTAGCTAAGTTAGCCAATGGCGGTATGCGTGATGCACTGACCTTGCTTGATAAGGTTTTGATATACTCTAAAGAAGTTACTTCAACTACAGTATCGGAAGCCTTGGGGCTGTCAAACTATGATGATTATTTCGCTCTGTTATCCGCTATAGCAAAGCGTGATAACGAGTCAATCACACAGACAGTAGATCAGGTTTACAACTCAGGAAAGAACTTCATTAAGTGGTTTGAGGATTTCCATTCCTTTGTGATGAACATTGTGAAGTACATTATGCTTCATGATATCAACAGAACCACAATTCCAGCTCATTATGAAGATAAGCTGTCAAAGTATAATATAAAACATTTCAACGTGTGTTTGAAGCTGGCCAATATTCTTTTGCAGATCAATCAGGATCTTAGATCCACTAATTATCTACAAGAGGTAGTGCTGACCCGGCTGTGTACCGTAACAAAGTGAGGTGATTGCTGTGAAAATGCCGGATTATGTGTCAGAAGTCAATCAATTCTGTCACGATTATTATGATAGAGAATTCGCACCATATTTCCGGGAGACCAGAGAACTGTTCGATAGGTTGAAGTCAAAAGCACGACCAATAACCGATGACGAGCTCAATTGGATTCTCATATCATTACCTTTGACCTTATTCGATGTCAGCGGTAAGGTCAGTGATCTCCGTACAGCTGCCGAAGTTGGAAAACTTCGTGTAAAGCAACTGGAACATGAAGCCCTGAAAAATTCTACGGAGAAATCAGCGGCAGCAAAGAAAGAAGAAGCAAGTATGTCTACCATAGAGGATAAGATTTTTCTTGTTTCATATCAAGGGCTACTAGATAGGATAGAAAGTGAAATATCATTTTCCAGAGAACTGATTATGGGTGCGAAAAAGGTGTGGGATGCCCGGAGAAGATCTGAGCAAAGCAATCCAGTAGCACCTATTGATCCCAATAAGAAAACACCTATATATGGGGGTGGCTATTGATGAGCTATGCAGATATTCTCAAGAAGAAGGCAAAGGAGTGGGATTGCAAAAATCTCATGAACTCAGTATATGAAGTGGTTGGTGAAAGGATTCCATTTTCTTCTCCACTCATGAATTGGTTTACCTACGGTGGTATACCAAGAAATCGTATTATTGAAATATACGGTGATAATGGTAGTGGAAAGACCACAACTTCATTAGACCTTTGTAAGAATGCCTATCAGCTGTTTGAAGCTGAGTATAATGAAAAAATCGAACAGCTTCAGCAGAAATTATCTTCCGGAGATCATGATGCCGAAGATGAATTGGAAGAATTGCAAGAGCTGGGACCAAAGAAAGTTCTCTATGTAGATCTTGAACATTCTTTTGATGTGAAGTGGGCTGAAACCCTTGGGGTTGATCTTTCAAAGCTGGATGTAATGCAGCCCCCAAATGTTATGGGTGAGGATATTTTGCAGACAGTAAGGGATTTGATTGCGACTGGGGAAGTTGGAATGGTAGTTCTAGATTCAATACCTGCAATTATTCCGAAATCTGTACTTGAGAAGAAAGTAGGAGAACGGACTGTAGCTGCACTTGCCGGTATCATCACCAACTTCGACACGCTTGTGGTACCTCTGCTTGCAAGATATAGGTGCACCTTGGTAACTATAAACCAGATTAGAGATAATCTGGACAATCCTTATGTGGTCAATACTCCTGGTGGCAAAGCGAATAAATTCTTTTCATCTTTGAGACTATATATGCGAAAGGGTAAGCCTGTAGATTACCTGGGAAATGAACTTCCTCAGAACACTGAAAATCCAGCTGGTTGTCTTATTCATGCTACTCTTACAAAGCAGAAAACAGCACCCAATGACAGAAAGCTGGGTACATACTATCTTATGTTCCAGAGTGGTATCAGACCCGATTTTGACTATGCTACACTTGCTATCAATAAGTATAATCTTATCAAGAAGTCTGCTGGTTGGTATGGTTTCGTTGATCCCGAAACCGGGGAAGTCCTCATGAATGCTGAGACCGGAAAGCCTATCAAGGTAAATGGCTTAGGTAAGGTATATGACTACCTAAATGCCAATGCTGAATACTATACTAAGCTGAAGAAGTTTATTCTTGATGATATTAACGGAGCTGATAAGGATGAATCAGAAGAAGCCGACTAAGTATTATAGCTCTTTGCAGGAAAGCAGAATCGCCGATCACC